AGAATTTGACAAGACGTTCTACAGTCTCTAACCACGTTTCACGACGATTATGTTCGTCTAGATAACGCGAGTAGCGTGACAAGTGGATGAATTGTTCATAAGGTGTCATGGTTAGTTCCTATTTCTTTTTAGTTTTTATTGGTAAGTCTTTGAACACCCTCTGTGACATGTTAGTAAAACTGTCTATAGTTTTATCAGCAGTCTTTTGTACAGAAGTTCCCCCCCATAAGGATTTTAGTTTTTCTAATTCTTCAGTCTTAAACTTTCTTTTCATGTCAACACTGTCTAAGAAGCTCTCAAGATGTTCTTTTGATTTGATTGCACTCTTTACAAAAGAGTCAAAGTATTCCTGTATTTTATCGGGCATTAGTTTAGTCCTTCTTTGTTATTGTTTAATTTGTTGAAAAAGGTGTCAGCATAAAAATATATCATTTCTTGCTCGTCTTCTTCCATTGTCTCAATTTCCTCGATAAGTCCACTCAGGTAATCCTGTACAAAAGGATTCATATTAGAAATGTCCTCATCGTTATCAAGCATCTGATAAAGTATAGATATTAAGACCAAGTTTTGTTCTTTATTTTGGCCTTCTGTCATTATATCCTCATCATTTTGTCTGTTGTTTTTTCGAATTCGTCTAACCCCTTTTTTAGTCTACCCGTGTCAAAGTCGTAGTGTAAACTACCAGAAGGGCCTGTAAGCCCTGTGTAACGGCATTTAAGAACTTTCGTCTTAATTGTGTTTCTTTCGTCCTCAACACTAGACCCTGCGTCTCTAGCAAAAGCAATGATGTCCATAGATATTTGTTTGATAGAACCAGAGCCACGGATGTCGTCCATAGAAGGCAACTTACCCTCTTCAAAACTTTTACCTTTATTATCAGTCTTTCTTAAGTGACTAATAAGCCCAATCCAGACTTCGTACTTTTTAACTAGCCTTAAAAGGTCATTCATAATCTTGTCGATGGCCTCGTTGCCAGTTAAACCCTCTGCTCCTTCCGAAGCAAGAATAGTAATGTGATCAACGAAGAGGTACTTGCAGCCGCTAAGACACATGTACTCCAGAAAATCCATGATAGACCCATCACTGATACTGCCTTGATGATCAAGAACCATAACGCGATTGTCGCCAAAGATGTTATCGAAGCCGACCTTAAGATCATCGATTGGTATTTCTTCTTTCGCTGGATTTCTGTTGATTGCCATCCCTGCCATTTTACGGGCAGTCTCGGCAGGTGATTCTTCAAGGGAGACAATACCGATTTTGTCTTCTGTAGTGTCCAGTAGATGGACAGCAATTTCCCTAAGTAGTGTGCTTTTGCCTGAGCCAGTCCCACTAGTCCATAAAGTAATTTCGCCAAAGCGCATTCCTTTCAACTTATCGTTTAGCCCATCCATGAAAGAAGGATAGGGTACGGATTCCAATTCATTATATTTTTCTAATTGATGCCATAACTCATTCTTAGTTAGTATTCCTGCAGGAGTGTAGTCTACCGCATCGTAAATTGTAGTCAAGACCTTTTCAGGCTCTTTAATCCAAAGCTCTGAGGCATCTTTTTCGGTAGACTTAGCAACCTTTATCTTGTCATAACCAATAATACGTGCTGCCTCTTTCATGGCCTCTTTGCCTGCATCATCGTTGTCTAGCCAGAGTATTACTTCGTCAAAGTTTCTTATCCACTCCCTAGCATCAATTAAGTCTTTAACACTAGACGCAGACCTCAAAGAAACAACAGGATAGAAGGTCTTATACTTTTTAAACCATGCAGACTGTACTGACATGGCATCGAGTTCGCCTTCTGTAATTACAAGGCGTCTACCACCGTTATAGAGGTTTTGGCCAAACAAGCCGCCCTTTACGTTTCCAATACTAGAAAAACTCTTAGGTAAATTTCTAACTTTGTAGCCTACCAGAGAGCTATCACTATAATAAGGATAATAATGAGAATCGATGGCACCGTCAATGTCATAAGACACCTTGACGCCATAATGCTCAGACACTTGTTTAACAATGTTTCTCTCTTTGAACCCTCTGATTGTGTAGTCATTTTTTACTTCCTCTAGCTTGGAGTCATTCCAAGTTTCATTACTCTTTACTACTTTAAATTCCAAGTCAACTACCTCTCCTATAGGTGCAGGATAGCTCTTTCGACACGAAAAACAAAACGCCGAGTCATCCTCGTATATCTGTTTAGGGTCTGAGCCTCCGCAGTTTTCACAAGGTTGGTTCTTAATTTTTATTTTTCCCATCGTAAGTCATCTCCGCTACAAATTTACTTGTTTCTGAAAATAAAAAGTAAAACACTAAAGACAAAACTGGATCAAATTTTACAAATCCAAAAGTGTGACCCACCGCAGTTATCAATAACGTTGCCATTGCTGCAATCCACAGCGCGGGAGCAACAGGGTGTACTGTTATCATGAGTATTTCCTTCTTAATTTATTTATGTAAGATTTGGTCTTTTTACTAGGCGATTCACTAGGAACAAACCTAATAGCAGCAATTTGTCGATTGTAAAACCTAGGTGTCTTGCCATCCTTTAGATACTCTGTCATACAATCACAAAGCATCTGTAGGTAGGCCTCAGAGTAGTAGAGGCCCCCTTTAGTTCTGTATAGGTCAACAATCTCAAAATTAAACTGATCTTTACCGTACTTCTGTATATCCTTCTTTAAACTTGTTGAAGAACCTACATAAGTCTTCCAACTCATAGGCTTGCCGTAAGTCTTAGATTTCTTTTTGCCGCCATGCCAAAGTTGCTTCTTACCTATGTAGTATTGCTGTGTCACTAAGTTCTCAATACAATAAACAAAGCCAAACCACTTGTCAGGATTGAATTTAGAACTATGAGTCCAGTGACCTATATCATTCTGTAATTGCAATGTCATAGTAGTCCTTAGATAGTTTAAAATGATCTTCCACGTACCGCCAGATATGGATCAGACGAGCATTCATTAGCAAGTAAGAATAGCCTTCCTCCCCATAATGATTGTGGTAAGCTTGACAGACTGTTCTCATACGGTCTATACGAGTGTTAGAACCTTCTAAGATTATATCGGCCTTCTTAGTCCCAATTCCAGGAATACCTGGGATGTTGTCTACAGAGTCACCCATAAGGATTTGTTTCCAATAGAAATTATCAGCCCAATTGGGATCGATTGAGTAGGTCTGTTGGGTTCGTGGGTTTAGGTGCCTACCTGCAATACAGTCAAGATCTTTGTCAACAGATATTACAACACAATCTTTCTCTAGTGCCTTGCACTCAGTAGCCCAAATGCGCACCAAGTCATCGGCTTCGCAGTTGTCGCTGAGACAGGCACCTTCATAGTCTTCTACTATGTCAGACTTCAAATCTAAGAACCAATCAGGTCTTGTTGATTTCGACTTTTTACGGTTAGCTTTATACTCTGGGTATAAACTAACTCTAAAGTTACTAGGGCCACCAAAGGCCATAGCGTAGTCTGTAGCAAAAATAGTCTCATAAACGTTTGTGAAAATTTCATCAAACTTTTCTCGTGCTTCTTCTTTGGTCTCCATATTCCATATACTCATATACAGTAATACATCACCATCAATAATAGCTAAAGTCATAAAGACTCCTTTAAGGTTGGCAGGAGTACTAGGAATTGAACCCAGTCTTTTGGATTTGGAATCCAACGTGCTTCCGTAACACTTTACTCCTAATTGTTCTTTAACGTCAGGTATAATTTACCTTCATTTACTTACCATTAATAGCTCTTGCTTCGAGCTTGTGAAAGTTATTCATCATCAACTTTTCTAAGGAAGACCCCCGTGTTTTTGCAATCATAGTGACGTACCACAGTACATCAGAGAGTTCGTCTAGTATTTGTCTTGACCTGTCCTCTGACTTGCGAACTTCTTTAGCACGCTCTTGCATTACCTCTCCCGCTTCAGAAGAGATACCTGTAAAAAGTATTTCATCTGTAGTACCTTCTTCTAAAAAATCTTTAACAAGTCTTTCATACATTTCTGTTTGCATTCTATTTCCCTTTTGCGTAGAAGGCCCCTGAAGGAGTATTCATAGAGGCCATTAAGTCTCTCCACTGCTGCCAAGAGAACTCAATGACCTCGTATTTGTTTAGAGCTTCACACCACTGTCTTATGAAAAAGTGGTCTGAGTTGTCCATGTAGTAAGTTACATCCTCAAACCGACCTGTTTCATCCAGTGTTGTAATGATTGTTTCATCGTCTTCCATTTCGACTGTGAACATTTATTTTTGACACTCACACTTGCAGTTTTCTTTTTCACAAACACAGTCACGATCGGACTCATCGACCTTGGCCTGCCAGCCAGCATCATAGCCGTCTTCATACCCGTCTTCCAAGCCTACTTCTTTGCCGTCCTCGTACCCCCTGTCGTAAGACTCTTCCCCGCCAACTTCGTAACCTTGGTCATAGGATTCCTGTCGAATGTCTTCCATCTCAGTTGTATACTCAGACTCGGCCTCTACGATGCAGTTAGCCTCTAGCTCACTAAGATGCTCCTTTAGATCTAAAGGCACCTCTACGTCTGCTAAATCGAGGGTGTTGTAGAACCTATCAAAGCTTATTCCTATTAACTCTGATACTGACATAGTTATGCTCATCGCGCTACTCCTTGTTGTGGTAGGTTAAATTTATACAGACAACAGCAGCCCCTGCATGGGTGACCATGACCTCTGCTGACTCTCTGCGTTCAGAACACTCCTTTTGAGAAGCGTAGTTATTTATGTGAAAAGTCTCAACTTGTTGACCCGACACCATCTGTAACCAGACTAAAGCCCACATCACGAAGACTCCTCTTTAGAAGAGTAACGATCACCAGTTACGGCATCGAAAACAGCAATCCTGTCTCCTCGATCCTTTAGACAGAGCCGTACACAAAGTTCATTTGCAAGCTTGTACAAGCCATACCCTTTCTTGTCATCAAAGAGTATAAGGTTATAAATGCCTTTACGGGCAGTCCAAAAGGGATAGTTTCCAAGAGAATCTCCTGTGTAGTCATTATGGTTGCCTGTAAGTTCCCAACCTTCAAG